TCAAAAATCGGAACATTTTTGAATGCTGGATGGCGATGCGGCGGGTGAGGTACATAGGAGAGGGCGCATTTGCTCGAAGCGCCTCTCCTATGTCGGCTTCTTTGGGGCACCTTTCTTGCCGAATCAAGAAAGGTGCATCTAATCGATAAATGCCAATTTGCCGGTCAGATTAAAAAGCCATTTTCCATCTCTTCCGCCTTGCCGAAGGTGCCACCCAGCTGGCACACCGCAGGCAGGCTTTCCATCAGCCGTTCGTCCAATGCCTTCTGGAATTTCAGCAGATCCTCCGGACCAGCCTTTTCCACGATGGACCGCAGGGTAGGCTCCTCCACCCCCAGCTCCAGGGCCAGGCACAGCCGCACCACATCATCCTGGATCTGTTTCCGGTACTGACGTCCCAGCTCCGCTTCCTTGAAAAGTACCCGGTATTCTTCCTGGGCACCAAAATGCTCTGCCAGCTCCTTCAGACTGCTCTCCCCTCTGCCCATGCCCTTCAGCACTCCGGCATCCTTCTGAGCCGGTACTGCCACAAAGGAAAACTCATAAGCATCCACAGGTTCTTTCAGAATGGCGCAGCACAGCTGCCCGTCATAGTGTTCCCCCTTCTGGTGACCGCAGGCGCCGTACTCACTGCCGCAGACAGAGCAAATACTGTAACCCATGGCGCAGCCCACGGATACTTCCTTTTTGATTCCTGCCTCAATGTCTGCAATGACCTCATCCCCATGGCCGCCCCGACGGATATAAGCCCAGGCCTTGATGTAGCTGACACCCGCTTCTTTCACTACTTCCGTTGCAAAGATTCTTGCCACCTGCGCATCGGTGCTCCACTTGTGATCCACAATGCCGGTCTTGCCGATGAACAGCTTTGCAAGGCCCGGCAGTGCTGCAGTATCAAACCGCTCAAAATCCCGGTCGATCTGGTCATCGCACAGCCGCAAGGAGAAGACATATACCTGATCCTCCTTCAGCGTCGCCCTGGCCTGTGCATTGATCGCCTCCAGCTGGGCTGCTGTTGCCACACCGCCTCCAATTGCTTCCGTTGCTTTTTTGACTTCCATTTTTCATTAACCTCCCTGTGCTTCCGCTTTGTATTTTTCCGCCTGGGCCCGGTAGAGGTCCGCCTTGGCCTCCTCCGTGATGTCCTGCAGGCTGATGTCATCCCATTCGATCTCAACCCGGTTGTCCAGCCCCTCCAGGGCCAGGAATGTTCTGCAGATCTTCTCAATGGCCGGCTGGACCGTACGGCGGATGGCCCAGAGCTCTGAAGTCAGAATGTCCGCCTGCTGGGTGCTCATCCGTTCTGTGGTGGTCCAGTTCAGGCCCAGCAGGAAAGGCGGCAGACCGGTCTTGGCCACCAACTGCTCCAGAATCTGCCGCACCGGCACTTCGGAATCCAAAATAGGATTCTCGCCTCCGATGACCTTGATCTCCACATCTCCAACCGCCACAAAATCCCGCACCGTGCCGGTTTTGCTGTCTTCCATGGCCTTGCTCCACTGGGCAGCCACCGCCTTGCCCCGCTCCTGGGCCACTGCAGGATTCAGATCCTGCCCGCCCTTGCAGATGACACTGTAGCGGACGTTTCCGGCCCGCTCCCAGTTGATGCCGATGGTCTGGTAAATCTTCAGCAGAATATCCGCCAGAAAAGGCATTCCCCGGAAGATGCTGACGCCATAGGGGCTGCCGGGCTCCGGATTCATGGTGGTAAACAGCAACAGCTGCTGATAGGGCAGCGGCCGCATCAAGCCCCGGTCATCTGGCCCCCACAGCACCATATCCAGAGGATTCTCCCCCTCATGGATCTCCAGGGCCGTTACATCTCCCCAGCATACCGCCCGAAGCTTTCCGTTGACCACTACCATCTCCCCCACAGCCCGGCCATAGGTCAGCATACTGTCCAGGTATCCGCTGAGAAAATTGCCGATCCCCAGCTGGCCTCTGCCGCAGGGTACCACTTTCAGAAACTGCTCCAGCCGCTGCTGGGCTTTCTCATTAGGACAGCGGACAGAGAATCCGCCGGAGAGACGTACCAGCTTTCCCACTGCCGCATCCAGCACCGGCAGCGCCACGCGCATCTGCTGATACAGCCGCTCCTCCCTGGCGCCCATGGGCACATAACCCCGCAGCGCCCCAAAGGGATGCACCTGTCCATCCCGGAGCTGGCATACCGCCGTCACCCCATTCTTCTCTTTCCGTTTCCAATCCATTTTTCTGCACTCCTTTCATATTTGCCGGAAAAATCCGGCTGACAAGTTACCGTTTCCGCTCCACGGAGCAGACTGCAAAACCGATCTCCTTTTTCCCCAATACTGTTGAAACGAAATAACGCATATCGTCCATTGCATGGTCATGCTCCTTCTTCACCCGGTCTTTGGTTCCGGAAGACAGATCCCAAACATATTCATCCATCTCCCGGATACAGTCATCGCAGCCCTCACAGATGACGATTTTCCCTTCTTTCAGAGCATCCGCCGTCTGCCGGATTCCGTCCAGCACATCGTTGTCCGCTTTCCGGACATGCCAGCCCTTCCGCCGCAGCACCTCAATGAAGCTGGCAGCAGAAGGATCCACAATCACTGCCTTTATTGGCCGATCCCCTACCAGGTTTTTCAGCGCCCCGGCATATTCCTCATCAGTCATCTGATGCTGGGCCTGCCGGGAGCTGAAGTAGAATTCTTTAACCCGGTACCACACCCCGCCCCGCAATCCCCAGAGACCCATCGAAGTAGGATTGACCGTACCGTAGTCGCAGGAAACATACCAGTCGGTAAATCCTCCTTCCGGCACCGGTTTGACCATCCCGGTCTCGAAAAAATCGTAGACTCTCCCTTCTGCCTGTGCCACTGTCCCAGAATGTAGCGCCGGTAGAAAACCCCGGTGTAAAGCCGCTCGTATCGGTCCCGGATCTGCTGCGACAGCGAAGGATTATCCTCCATGGTAAAGTGCAGCCGCAGGCAATTGCGTTTCTCCGCTTCCCGGATCCAGGTTTTGTAGAACCAATGGCTGGGGCCCGCCGGATTGCAGTTAAACCAAAGCCTGCTTCCGCTGACCGAGCACCGGGCACAAGCCTGTTCCACAAAGGATTGAGGCATCAGCGCCACCTCATCCATCAGAATTCCCGCGAAGGTGATGCCCTGAATCAGGCTTGCGGAGCTTTCATCCCTGCCTCCAAAGATGTAGAATCGGTTTTGCCGGCCATGGAAGGTCACCGTCAGCAGGTTCTCCGTCCGTTTTTCCTTCCAGGTCATCCCCAGGCCCGTCAGCCGCGGCAAAATTTCAGACAGGACATTGCGCCGTAGGGACTGGATGGTCTTTCCGCAGATTCCAAACCGCTGCCGATCAAAGCAGGTCATGGCCCACAGAAAGAATCCCATTCCCATGGCCAGGGTCTTCCCCGAGCGGACTGCCCCATCGCACACCAGGGCCTCATAACGGCAGTTTTCTGTTCCCGGCATCCACCAGTTCAGGGCGATCCGCTGTTTGGCCGAAAATGCGGTGTAGCTCACGCCTCACCGCCTTCTCCCTGCAGCGCCTTCAGAAACGATTCCAGATCCTCACCCTTGTCCTCTGCCACCAGAGCCAGCTGTTCCAGCGCCTTCAGCCGGTCAATCAACTTGATCTCCACCGTCCCCTTGTCCTTTCGCTTCACCTCGCTGAGCAAACTCAGATCCAGCCGCCCCAGTTTCGGATCATCCTCCAGCGCCAGCCGGACGCAGTCATTCGCTTTCCCGAAAGCCAGCTCCGCCAGCCTTCTGGTCACATCCGCCCGGGATACTTTCCCCTCCCGGATCCGCTCCCGGAGCGCTTTCTCTCCTTCCTTCCGGTCCATAGCTTCCCTCCCTTTCATCCGTACCCCCAAAAGCAAAAAGAAGTTGCACAAATACGTGCAACTTCTTTTCAGAACGAAAAATTCCCCGACCCTTTCGGGTCGGGGACTCTCAATTTACATTAGCACAGCTTTGCGCCGGCGGGGATGGCATCGTCGATCATCAGCAGATTCAGCTTCTCCTCACCCTTCTCGGTGTGGACGGCGGAGATCAGCATGCCGCAGGATTCCCGGCCCATCATCTTTCTGGGAGGCAGGTTGGTGATGGCCACC